CCTCGGCATTTTAGGCCCGGTAAGGAACCGCAATCTAAGAAACGTATATATAATAAGGCTCTCGGGCATACAAAATACATTATATCTTATCGGCTGTTTTAGTTATGCCAATACGTAATCTCTTATTAAAATGTACCCTTATTATTCGTGTTCCTACTCCGTAAAAATCAAATAGCTTGTTTCTATATTTTCTTATTTTACTAAACACAACTTTAAGTTTTAAATTACCTGTTCTATCTCTAGCCCATATACCTGCTGTACCATTAATCGTAGCATAAAATTCATTCTTAGTTTTAACCCCTCTGGATTTACCTCGCGGTAAGTTACCAAACTTATTTGTTCTACTCTTATCTATTGGCACTGCCCATCTGCCTTTATTTGACATAGATACGCCGCCATCTATCATATATTGTAGATATTGCTCTTGCAATTTAAGAATAAAAATTCTTCCTTTAGTTACACCTGCTTTAGTACCGGCTTTAAATATGCGTAACGATCTCAATGTCCAACTTGTTGCACCGCCTTGAAACTTTCTTTTCATTTCAAGCTGTTCACCTTTTTTTACTAATTCTAAAGTTTCGTTTATAGCTATCTTTGTAGCGTTAGGTAATTTTCTTTTTTGAAACTTTTCTAAATTACCTTTTAACTCTTTTATATCAGAAGTTAAATTAAGGTTTAGCATTAATATGTTCCTCAATTAATGTTTGTACTACATAAGACATTTTTAAACCATTAACATCGCAATGTTGTTTAAACTTTTTATGCAAATCTGGTTGTACCCACAATGCTTGTTTGCTTTCTTCTTTCATTATGGGATTGTAATATATATTTTTATATAAATACATAGTGAGCGAAAGTCTAGGAGAACATTGTGATGATGATGAATTTTAACCTTCGCTCGTTACTATTATATCTCATAATCAATATGCTTTTCATTGTTTTCAGTTATTGATTTACACCACCAAATAAAATCAACATCGCTCAAGCTTTGTTTCATTAAATTAACTATAGTGCAAACTAATTGACAATTATCGGGTACATATCCTATTAAAGGATTTTTACGATCTAAACTTATATTGTAATTAGTTACACCGCTGCCTCTGTGCCATGTCATATTTTGACCTGATAATGCACATTTACCTTCTTGTTCTTTCCACAATAAATATAAATTATCAACTGATATATCCCATTCGTGTGTGTCTTTTCTTTTTGATTTTAGCTGCGTGTATAGGTTTTTTAGAAAGTCTTGGGGAGATTTACTTTGCGCAGCTACCTTTTTTTTATATTGACATGATTTACATTGACCTCGTATAAAAGTTGTATTACCTTTTTTACAAACTTCAAATTCATCAATTGGAAGATTTTTAAGGCATTTTTTACAAGTCTTCGTTTCCATATAATTTAAGGGATTTAAGAGAATTTACAATATTTGCTACTTGTAGTTTTTTCTTAAATTTAATTATATCATACGGAATAATATCTATAATTTCATCTGCACTCATTACTAACTCATCTTTATATTTATTAACATAGTGTCGTTTTTTATGTTTATCATTACATAACACAATGATTTGACCATCTTTATGCTTTATTCGCCATACATTATCATCAGTAGGCTTTATATTTTCAGTTTCTAATTGTTTTTGTAGTGCTATGTATGCTCTTGTCATCATGTCTAACATACTTAATTTTAAAGCATCATTATCTGTAATTAAGCTATCTGAAAACTTTTGATAAGCTCTATTAAATCTATTTTTAAAAGATTCTGTTACTAACTCCTCTGGTTTATCATAACCATATTTATTTTGTAAATTAACTCTTAAATATGTAATTTGTTCTAATTTTTCTTGTATCTTTGGTTCCATGTTTTTTGTGAAAAGTTATAAGGTTCTGGTTCTATGTATTAGAAATACATTAGAACCGAACCAAAATAATTGACTTTGTTGAAAAAAAGAAACCAAAAAGGAACCAAAATGAAACCATTAAAATAGTTCATCTTTAAACTCATCTGTTTGATAACCATATTCATTTTTTAACAATTTATTACACTCTACTAGCTTTTTTAATGATTTATTAATAACATTTTTTGTAAAACCTGTACTATTTAATATCTCTACATGTCTAAGCCATTTTTGGGCAGGATCATCACTATTTCTTTGTTCAGATATTATAAAATCTAATATTTTATTATCGTTATCATTTAAATCTTTTTGTCTTGGTTTATCTTCGTTTTGTATACGTATTAAAGCTCCGCTAGTAGCATCATCAAAAGGTAAATTAACTACCTCAAATTTAAAGTCCATAGGTTCTATTGTGTTGCCGTCTTTTACTAACGTTTGTGTAAAACTTACAAACATTTCACCATTTATGTCTTCTCTTTGTACTTTATATTCCCAGTCTACTGCTGCAGGAAGTACAGAAGATCCTCTTGCTCTGTTACTTGTACCATGACCTGTATGATGTACTAAACAAATACAGGCATTAAAATTATCTTTCAAATCATCTATTCTTTCAACAAAAGCATTCATATCTTCAGTACTATTTTCATTACCTGCACCAAAATTACGAGCAAGTGTATCAATAAAAATCATACCAATATCTCCATAAGTATCTTCAGCTAAATATAATGTTTCTTTTAAATTTTTATGATCGTTTTCATCTAATAATCTTGCACCTCTATTTGATATTAAAAAAGGTGCATCAGTTAGTCCTTTTTTATTTACAGAAGCCCACGCGCTCACACGTCTTGCAATACCACGTTGTCCTTCACCTGCTAAATAAACTACTGTAGATTCTTTTGTAGTATATCCGTTCCAGTCCAGCCCTTTACTAATATGAGCTGCCATGTCTACAGCAATAAATGATTTACCAGATTTAGCTGCTCCAAATAATGCTATGACACTATCTTTTTCACAAATGTCTTTTATAAGCCAGTTTGGTTTTTTTGTTGTTGCAATAATTTGACTTACAGGTACTAGTTCAAAGTTTACTTTCTTTTTTTGTAAATTGTTTTCAATGTAGTCTCTTAACGATTTAGTAATAAAATAATTGTTTTCAAATGCATCATAGAGATCATCTTTTTCATTAAAGTCTCTGGGTATTTTTACTACATTAACTGTTAAGCATTTTTTTTCTAAAAATTGCATTAATTCATTTGCAAACTCTTTACCTGCATCATCATTGTCTGGCCAAATATAAACATTACGATTATGTAATAAACTCCAATCGCAGTTTCTCCAATTAGATACACCACCATGATGACAACAAACATCACCGTCCCATAAACTTTGTGCTCCTAGCATTGCCTTTTCGCCTTCTGTAACTAAAATATCAGACGTATCAGATTTTGTAGTTAAATAAATTGGTAATACACCTTCTGGTCTTTTCATAAACCATTTATCATTAACTTTAGTAAAAGGTGCGTATTTTTGTTTTATGAAGTGTGATTTAGGAAATCTCATAACACAAAATTCATTTGTGTAACGTACATAAATTTCAGATTGCTCCTTTAATTTGTACATTTCACTTTGAGTAAAACTCTTTGTAATTTTGTTAACTTTTTTTACTTCAGTTTTTTTTATGACGTCTTCTTTTAAATATTTATTTGCGTCAAGTCCTTTGCTTTTTATAAACCAAAGTAAACCACCTCCTTCGTCTGCTTCAAAATCATAAAAGGTTCCTTCGTTTAGATTTAAAACAAAGGAGCCTTTATTACCCCAACGCCATTCAGTGCCGCTCTTTTTATTAGGTTCTCCTAAAACTTCAAGCGCTACAGATGGAGCTAATTCTGCCCAATCTGTATCTTGCATTAAAAAGGAATGTCGTCATCAAATGTTTTTGTATCAGGTTCTACCTCATTGCTTGCGCTTAGGTCGGAGGCTGAGGGGGATAGATCAGGAGAGAAATCAGCCTCCGTTTCATCATTGCCAAATGATGGAATGACAAAATCACTTGGTCTTTCTTTAAAAGTCGCAAGTTTAAATGTTGGTGAATATGATTTAAAACCACTTTTATAAACTATTAGTTCAGACTCTTCGACTCTGACAATAGGTAATTTTCCTGGATTTTCTTTTGCTTTTTCATAATAACTTGCGCCCATATTCATAAAACCTTTATATTCACAATGACTATTTCTTTTCCACAGCATAGGATGATGCATTACAGAGCTCTCATCTGTTTTGTACCATGGCAAAACCCATACTGAAAAAGCAGGTTTGTAATCAGGTGAAGGTTGATCTATTGGCGTAAAAATATCTTTTTGCCAAACTTCATGATAGGTTTTTGTAGAATTTTCATACCATATCCAACCCATTTTTATTGTATCAGGATCAACCATCATGTAATTTACATCTATTAGACTTTTTCCATTATACCAATTACCCGTTTCATAATCTTGTTTAATAAAATCGAATCTTTCAGAATCGACACCTACGAATGGATTATCACTCATCTTGTGCTCCTATAATTAATTGTTCAAACGTACGATGTAACAACCCAAAATTTTTTTTATACCAGTGATCATATTCAATATGACTATGTCCACTTAATTGTTTTATTAAAACGTGATATTGCCATACTGATTCGCAAAATCTTTCAAATATTTCGTCTTTTTCAGTATCGAGTTCGCCGTTTGATAATTGTGTCATTACATCTCCTGCAAGTAATCTACTACTTTCATAAGTTTATGTAAACAAATTTTATATATTTTTATATAAATAATAGTGTACATATATATAAATATATATTAATATATATACAAGATCAATTAACAAAGGAGATAAAATTGAAAGAAATTACTAAAAGAGAGTGGCAAAAATTCAACTCAATAATGGACGAAATTAATTTTGTTAAAGAATGGATTTCAAACGCTATTGTGATCGAACCACAATTACCAGAAATGGAAAATAAGTTGAAACAACTTGAAGAAGAATTGGCAGAGTTTAAAGCTAGTTTAAATAATTAAGGAGAAATCATGAACAAAAATAAAAAAGAACTTATCTCAAAAATAGGAGTAAAACAATACCAAGTAATCGCAGATTTAATTGATGATTTAGGTTGGGATTATCAATCAATGACCACAAGTGGCAGAGAAACTTATCAACAATTATGTCTTGCTTTTGGTTGGGAATTTGAATGGGATGAAGACAAATTATGAATAATAAAATTAAACTAGGAAAATGTTATGTCAAAGGACATGGCGATGCAGAAGTAATTGAAGTTGGCAAAAGAAAATCTACAGTCAGAGTCAAATATGTGCATACAGTTTTGGGTTTGCCTTTATCTGGTGTGACTCGTTACAAAATTAAAAACTCAGACATAAATCAATAAGGAGAAAATAATGATACGTGCAATTAAAGAACAGGAAACTGTAGACTACATTACTACAAAATATATTCATTTTGACCAAACAAAAGAATGTACACTTAAAAGAAAAATTAGATCTTTAAATACAGAACTTTTAAAAAGAATAGTAGATGTTTTTGAAATAAGCATAAAGGAAATGGACCTTGGAGTAAAAACTAATCCTATGGCAATTATAAGTTTAGTAAAATTAAAGCATACAACAGACTACATTAAAAAAACAATTAAAAAGAGAGGTAAAAAATGAACGATATTAAATATTGTATATGTAAAATAACGTATGTTCGAGATAGTTTTGAAGAAACAGTAGAGCATGAATATGATAACTTAGAAGATTGTCTAAGAAAATTTGCTTCTATAGTTGAAACAAAAGGAATCGTTTGGCGTATGCATAAAGAATATGTTGTAGATCAAATGGTGACTCACTGCGGCAATATAATTTATGATTGGGAAATGGATTATAATTTTAAAGGCAATGATGATTGTTACATTTCTACTGCCCTTAATAATTGGAAAGAATTTACAGTAAAAAAATTAAACTCAATTTTAAAATGAAAAAACTTAAAATTGGAGATAAAATTATACACACTGAATATGTTTATGATAGGATAACTAAAGGAGAAGTTATACAAATACTTTCATCGCAATTTTTATATCAAGCAAAAGATGGACATATAAGACATTGTATGTTTAAAGAAGATTGGAAACATGAAAACGATTAGCAAACATAAATTAAAAAAATGGTACAGATCAGATCATTTTTTAAATTTTGTAGATTATTTTTATATAGAATATTTAAGAGAAAAACATCTCTACAATGAAGACTTTGAAACTAAAGAAAATTGGTTTAAAAACAATAAAAGTTTAATTTACAAAAAATACAAAGAACATTTAAAAAAGGGAGAAAAATGTTAGATTACGAATCAAAAGATTTAATTTTATTTTGTCGATGCAGAATAGATAACACTACTATTTACGGAACATTTTGCGGTTATAAAAAAGATAAAGTAGTTTTTTTAGATGAGGAAACAAACAAAACGAAACTATATGATAAACATAAAGTAGTTAGAACCTACGAAAAAGAATTTTAATGGCTGTTAAAAAAAAAGAATTAGTAATTAAGCATGTAAAAAAATCTACATCACAAGGTGTTCCGGGCAGATCAAGAAGAGTGAAACACTCTACAAAACATGTTAATAAAAGAAAACCAAAAAGAAGTAAATATAGAGGCCAAGGTAGATGAATGATGATGTAGCATTAGGAAAAATTACACCAGATTATGAGCTTTCAAACAGTTTATTAGCTGCTTCAATGGGAAAAAGCACATGGCAAACACCTAATGAAGTGTTACAAAATTGTCACAAAGCATTAATGGGAGAAAATATTAGAAAAGAATCAACTTTAAGACAAGAAGTTGGCAATGTATTAGAAAAACCACTTATTAGACTGGCACAGACGCGCATAGGACTACTAGATATATATGATGAAGTACATAAACCAGTTAGACATAAAAATGTGCCTCTAAATGGTTCTATTGACGCGATAGGGGTTGCTGATAATATAGTTATTAAGCCAGATATAAAAAAAGGTTTTTATTTACCTGAAAATAAAGAAATAAAACTTAATGGTAAAGGCATTATAGAAATAAAAGTTACTAGTGTATTTCCTGAAACTGTTCCTATAGATAGTCGTGGTGTTTTACAATGTAAAGGTTTAATGGCATGTGCAGAATTTGATTGGGCAGCTTTATGTATAGCCTATGGTACAGATTATCGAATATTTTTTTACAAAAGAGATAAAAAGTGGGAAAAAAATACATTAGTACCACATGTTATAGACTTTAACAAAAGAATTAAAGATTTAGATTACTATAGCCCTTTTAATACTAACGATGCTAATAACTCTTATCCTTTTAGCAGCGATAGAGTTGTTGAGTTACCAGAAGATGCTGAGCAAATTTTAAATCTTTTAGAAACTGCACAAGAAAATATTAAAGATTTAGAAAAAACAGTTGATCGTTATAAAACAACAATAATGAGCATGATGAAAGAAGCAAGTATAGGAAGAGTTAAAGATTATGTTGTTAATTGGAAAACAGTAAGAGTTAAAGAAAAAGAAGAACACACAAAAATAGTACCTGCAAGAGAATCATATACATATAGAAAATTTACAGTAAAAAAAATTACCTAACTAAGTTACTTAGATTTTTTTCCAACTTCTTTACCAATCATGTAACCAATCACAAAAGGTAAGACTAAGACAAAGATACCTAACAACTCCATTTACATTTCCTCAAGTATAAGATTGATGTTGCGTTTGGCTCGATTTGTAACTTGTTTGTAATACTTAGATTGTTTTAATTCTTCTGCAGCAGTTTCATAATCACTTTCATCAACAGCATTTAAAAATTTTTTAAATTTAAGTAGACCTTTAATTCCTAAGTTATAGCACATATCGCAAAGCACTAATCTAACATTAAAATCTTCATATTTCCACATAGGTATATGTTTATCTAATAGTAGAAAAATATCTTCTATGTCATTTTGTAACAACATTTCTGCTTCTGCTTTTTTTAAACCAACTTGCTCAATATTTCTACCATAACCAACACTTAAAAAACCTGCTGGACACTTATAAGATTTTAAATGCAAACCTTCTTCTTTTTTTAACTTAGTTTGTAAAGCTTCTCTTAATTCGTGTGTAACACCGACATCATCTTTCATAATTTGTACATTTGTAAGATTTGCATATTCAACCATGTGTTTAATTTCATCTGTTTCTACTTCAGTTTTTTCTATTTTTTTCTTTGGTTTTAAAAAGCCAAACATTTATTTAGTGTCAGTTTTTTTTAATTTGTCATACGATCTTAAACCAGACATACCTAAAAGTGCCATTAAAATTGCTGACAACTGTGAAAAATCAAATTCTGGCATAACTATATCAATACCATAACTTTTAATCATTACCTCTAAAATTGGTGCTAAACAAAAATGATAAGCTAAAGCAATACCACAAGTCCAACCTACAAAAGGTCTCCAGTTTCTTTGAAAAGGTGAGCCTTTAGCTTCAATTTTGTTGACTTCTATTTGAGCAAGATTTGCTCGATGAAACAAAGTAGCTAATTCATAATCTAATTTTGCCTGTAAGTCTTTATCTTTAACAAACTTACTTATAATATTTGAAGCAGGTTCTATTAATTTATCAATCATAACAAATACTCTTTTTCCATTTTTTTTTCAAACAAAGGTCTATAATTATCTAAACTAATTATAGACATACCGGCTTTAAGGCGTTTTTTATTATATTTTTTAAATGATTTATTTAATTGCTGTTCAGTGTATAAAATCATATAAAAGTTTTTATAACCAGAGACATTAATAAAGAAATTACAATACCAGCAAACCACCAAAGTCTGGTTGAATTAGTTTTTACTAACTCTTCAATTCGATCGAATCTTTGATACGCGTGTTTCCATCTTTCTGCACACACTTGTTCATGTGTGTTTAAAGCATTGGCTACAGAATTAACTGTTGTCCTCGTTGATTTCTTCGTTGTCATCTTTTACTGTTGCTTCAAAAGCTTTAATCATAATATTTTTATAATCATTTAAAACTAAGTAAGTTTCATAAGCTTCTTTTAATTGACTAAGTTGCCTACCAGTAATGTTTAACTTTGCAGCAATATCTGTTTGTGCTTCGTTTAAATCTTCAGCACGATATTCTATTTCGTTAAAAGTTATTACTACTGGTGCTTCGTTTTCTATTTTATCTGTCATCTTTTACTCCTATATTAAAATAAAAATTATACTATTGTTTTTTGTACAGATGTAGGATTTTTTTGTTCCTCAATTTGTTGAGCTAAATTTTCCTCCAATTCAGTCACCGCTTCTTCACCCATAGCTGCAATTACCCATGCTTCTACGTCAGCAGT